ACTCCAGCAGTTAATGATCTTGTCATTACAGTACCTCTATTAAATCAACTTCGTATTGGAAATAGTTTTCTGTACCGATAGTAAATTCTTGAATATCTCCTGTAAGTCCAACTGTAAAATCTACATTAGAATAAATTAATATATTGTTGTCAGCTACATTTGATCTTAATGGTGGTTCAAAGGTTAATGTTCCTGCACCAGAACCATTTGAATTAACATCAGCTACAACCATGTAAACTTTGTTTTGACCAGTAAATCTAAAATAATCTCCAGCTTTAAATACTCCAGTTGTATTATTTGCCATTCCATCTATTGCAACAGAAGTAACTCCTGCACTAATCGCACCATTAACACTAATTGTTCCAGTAGCTACTCCTAAAGGTGCTGATATTGTTGGTGGCACATATTGAAAAGACTCTAATTGTGATCTTTGTTTAATTATGAAAGCATTAATAGGTGCAAATTCTGCTCTAGTCATAACTGGGAATCTAAGTCTTAATCTAAATTTCTGTCCATCAATTTGTCTTGCTTGTCGTCTGCCAGAAGCAGTTGTAGTTACAATAGTGTTTTGATTAGAACTAATAGCTACATCTCTTGGTGCTGGACTTGATGGGAATGTGCCACTCATACTACGTTAGACTTTCCTTTTTGATTAGCACCCTGATTAACTAAGTTAATTATGGTTGCTCTATTATCAATTAATAATTCTTTAATACCTCTAACATCATTTGCTTGAATATTAAATGTTATATTAGTTCCCATATTTGTCATATCGTGATTAGGTACAATAGTTCCACTTGTTGAAGGCACAAATAATTCTCTACCACGTTCTCCAACTGTTATAGGCATACCACCTCTTACAGAACCACCTTCTGCTTCCATTACTGGATTATAAAAATTAGGTGCATCTAATGGTACACTTCCACCACCAGCAAAAGCATTAAAACCTATTCTTGCTATTGTACTTAGGAATCCACCACCCCCACCACCACCCATAGATTGTTGTTGTGATAATAAAACATTTTGTTTTGCAATTTCTGCTGTTTGTTGTTTAGATATTGCAAGTTTTAATTGATCTAAAGCTAGTAATGCTATTCTAATTAATTGTTCTTCTATTAATTGTGATAAAATTTTAACTAAAACTTTTTGTGTTAATTCTCTAAATGTATCTGTTAATTTTTTTCCCAAGACAATAGATTCTGCTATTCCTACTGAAATATTTTTAACACCTATTACTACACCTTCAGCAAGTGTTTTATTTAAGTTTTTAAATGCTAAATCGGCTAAAGCAATTTCTCCTTTTAATTTACCCTCTAATAAACCAATAAATGATTTATCTTCTATTTTAGCTTTAGTTATTTCTGGTGGTGCAACTGTTCTATCTTCATCTAAACCAACTGTTTTTGAAAGACCAGAACCATAACCTACAACATCTCCTAATCCTTTAACTACTTTGTTTAAAGTGCCAAGAACTAATTTTAATGAATTATTTAATAATACAAGTCCAACATTAGCTAACTCAGTTACAAAATTTAATAGTTTTCCAAGTATAGCAATAACTGGTTCTAATGTTTTAAGAAGTTCACCAAAGCTTTTTAATAGTTCTTTAAATGAAGTGCTAAATCCACCATCAGTTGCAACTAAGTCAGCAACATCTTTTAAATTTTCAAATAGATTTTTAAATACTATTGCTAAATCTTCTGCTCTTTGTGATGAAGCACCACCAAATGTTTTTGCTAAACCTTTTTCTAAAGCATCTAATATAACTGCTGAACCTTCAGCATCATCAGCAAATTTATTAAGTTGTGATCTTGTTAATCCTAATTCTTTTTCTAATATTTGAAATACAGGAATACCTTTAGAAGCTAATTGAGATAAAGATTGTGAACCAATACCAGCACCAGTAGCACCTTTAGCAAATAATCTAGTTAAATCATTTAATGTATCTAATGAGTTTGCAGTAGCAGAAGCAGTATCTATAAATGTTTTAAGTAATTCGTCTGTTGGTTCTATTCCTGAATTTTGTAATGTAATAAATGTATCGGCTAATTCTTTTGTAGAAAATTGAGTTTGTTTAGATAAATTTCTTAGTAAGCCAAATGCTCTTTGACCACCTTCAACTGAACCAGTTACAAATCTTAAAGTTGTTCTTAAAGTTTCAAACTCTTTTGTAATATCTATTATTGGTTTTATTACTGCACCTATTCCTAAACCTATTAATGCGTTTCTTAAACTTAATATTGAACCCTTAACACCTGTAAAAGCTTTTGAAGTATTATCAATAGCATTAAGTTTTATATTTAGTTGCTGATCTGCCATAATTTAGTTTCTCACGTTCTGCCTTTACTTTAAAGTAAGCTATCCAATAATAAAATTCATCTTGTGTAAAACACAAAACTTCTTCCATTGATTTATTTAATTCCTGACACAAACTTAAAATGGAAAACAGTTCAGTATCAGTTCTTACTTTTTTTCAGCTTCCTCGTAAGAAACACCAGCTAACATTTCTGTTGCTACTCTAGCTATAACATTTGCATCAGCATTATTCAATAATGTTAGTTTATCATCTAGCTTAAATATTTTATTTCCTTCTGAGTCTTTGGCTTTTAAAACGATTGCATCTACTAATACTCCTAGATCATCATTCTTAGCACCTTTAAATAGGTTTCTTTTCTCACCTAATGTAAATGGTGAGCAGTATATTATTAAAGGTTTGCCTTCCTCGCCCCACTCAGCCACCTCAATCTTTTTAATGCCTAAAGATTCAAATTGTGCCTTCACTCTATCTATTATCGTAGTCATATCTTCCTTTTCTAATTAATAATTAATTATGCAGTTCCAAAAGTTAATGCACCTGTGCCAGTAAATGTTACTTCAGCTTCTACCATTCCATCAAAAGATGCAGATATATTGCTACCAGTAATAATTGCCTGACCATAGTAATACTTATCACCAGATGAAGCACCTTCAGGGTAAACTTTAAGTGCTATTTCAGTTCCTAAAACTAAAAGTAATTGACCAGCATCAGCTTCATCAAAAAATAATGATGCAGAACCAGACCAACCTTTTAAAGCAGATTTATAACTTCTAGTTGTATCTCCCATTGAAGTATCTTCAATAGTGTCAGCAGTTTGTTCTAAAGAGTAACTTCTAAGTTCGCCTACAGTTGTAGAACTAACTTTAATCGTTCCTTCTGAACCAGTATGAGTTGCCATGTTGTTTTCCTTGTTTAGTTAATGTTAAGGTGTGCCAGATGTGTATTGGTACATAACTCGCACCACCATTCTGATACCACCTATTGGAAATAAAACACCTTCATCAGTAGAAACTTCTACTACTTGAGTTTGTTTTGCATATCCACCTCGTGTTCTATCAGAATTTAGTCTAGTTTCAATCGTAGTTATTAACTCATTACGTTTTGTATCAATATTTGTTGGAGTTCCTTTTACATATCCTACAATTACATAATCAGCAGTTGCTTGTCTTGTTATTGTGCTTGAAGTCATTGTTTCATCTGATCTAACTTCGTTTCCTGATTGTACGAAACAAGCTGGATATTGTTGTTCAGATAATTCATCAACATTAAAAGGTTCTCTAGTAACTTTTTTTAAAGTTATTGGAGATGTGCCAGTTGAAATTGTTGTTACTATATTAGATGCTATATCTTCTCGTTTACTCATAATTTACTAAGCTTGTTATATGTTTGCATAAATACATTCATTATTGGTTGTATTTCTTTTGCACCAATAGCAAAGAATTTACGTTTCTTTTGATTACCTAAAGCTTTAACATTTTGGAACTTATTAGCAAAATAAATAATAGCTTGAGTAGGTTGTGATCTTTGAGTTATGTTTGATAACATTTGACCAGAAAAATTAAGATCAGGATATTGTGTTTGTCGCCCAGCTTGTTGTCTAAATGTTTTATAAGCTTGTGTGTATGGTGGAAATGAATTGCCATCTGCACTCATTCCTCTTGCTGTTCTTTGTTTGATTAGACCCATTAAGAACTCAGCAGTTCTTCCTAAAGCTGTTTTAACTATTTGAGGTTGTTCTCTTACTTGCTTCTCAAAATTCTTAGCAACTTGTAAAGAGTTATCTTCAACAGTAATCTTCATCTAATTAGTTTAAGTCTATGATAAGGTGCTTTTTCTGCATCAGCAATCGTATTAGAATCATCAGCATCATACTCAACACCATCTCTTAGAATAGACTCCATTTCGTCAGCATACATTTGTTGATAATGTTTCATCATAACTTGGAATCTGTCTGGGTTATCGTTTGAATTAAATTTAGTAAGTTGTGGACAGCAATAAAAACCTATCACTCTAAATACAGATGCTCTTTTAAATTGTGCATCAGTTAATAATGTTGCGTCCATTTCAGTTGTGTTTAGTATTGCTATATCTCTATAAGTTTCTTTTGAATAAACTGGAAACCATCTTATTCTTAAATCTCTTTCAATATCTGCTCGTGCTTGTGCGTGGTAATCATTTGGAGAAGTAAAGTTAGCTATTCCAAAAGTTAAAATATCTGGTTGGTAAAATGTTAAATCTGAATCAGTAGAAAAATTTGCCATAATAATATTTAGTTGGTGGGGCTTTTACACCCCACCTAAGTTTAATTAAAGAGCAGTATCAGTCTTAACTGTAACACCATAAGTGTCTTTTAATACACCTGTGCCATAAGTTATAGAAGCTACAATCTCAGTTGCTCTTAGAGAAGCATCTCTTTGAGTCTCAACTTTGAAATCTTCTTTTAATGCTAAACCTAATGATTGTGGGTGAAATACTCCACCGAATGAATCATCATAAGCATCAATAGAAATGTTTGCGTTTT